GGATCTGCTTGGGCGGTATGCCTCGCTCCGCAAACCCTGCTAGGATTGCGGGATAGTTTGCAAAGCTTTGGTTCGTGGTGGCTCGTTGTAGTGCCTCGGTTTGATGTGTCATGGTTCTATCTCCGGTCATGTATTGTATTTATAAAACAAATAAAGCGGCGAGTAAAGCAAGCGCGGCAATTATTACGGCGGCGGCATCTTCCAGTATGGGGCGGGGCTGTAGTGTCCTGAGCCATGCTTGGCGGTGTGGTGTGTGGTGGTCTTTCATATTCCGGCGGACTTATAGAATGTTTCGGGGTTAAAACGGGCGTTATCGCTTGCGAGTGCGTCCGCAATATCCCGAATGATAAGGCGAGTTCGGCTCGATCTGGCTCGGTCAGCGTGAGGGGTTTCAAGCCCTGCGCTCTTGAGGTGTTCTTCGTTTGTGTTGTCAGCGTCCGCATAGCGTTTGAGTACGGCGGCTAACAGTTCGTAATCTTTGCGAGTCATAATGAAATCTCCGGTTGTTGTACTTCGATTGAATAGCCCAAATATTTAATTAGGTCGATATCCCTATGGCTAAGTGTTTTCTTTCCAGTAAGGGCGCATAGTTTTTGGGCGGCATCACAAACGGGATAGATAAACTGTGTCCCGTAGTGCGTTTTAATTTGAACGGTGATAGTCATGATTAGATATCCTCCAATTGATAGCCTGAATTTATAAGGGCGGCGATTACTTGGCGGGGTAACTCATAAACCCCATCGTAGTCCGACAATCTAAGTCCATCGAACCATAACCCCCCTGCCTTCTCGTCTCCAAGTTCGTTATGCTCAAAGTATCCGTATTGCTCTGTAGTGTCGATCTGAATCGTATACAAAGGGGTGCTGATGTTTAGGTTGAATTTGTAATAGCTCATGGTGCTTACTCCTTAGTGGTTAACATGATTAATAAATATTGATGTATTGCATAAGTGATATTTCAGCACACTTATTGCATCTCAGTACATACAATTATCAATTATTTTCTAGGTGTTTACCCTAATACGATTAGGATTGTTTCATGTGAAACATATAAAAAGTAAGCGTGTTTTTGACCTATGCCTAGGTATCAACTAAGCCACAAAAGGCGTGGCGGTGGGTTTAAATCGTTCCTATCGTGCTGTACATTCCCCCAGTTGTAGGATATTCTCCGTTTGTACCCCATGTTTCACATGAAACAATCCAGAGCATCACACGAGATCACAACCCTCAAAATCCCGCATACCTCCATGGCAAAGTTTAAACTCAGTAGAGAACAAGTAAGGGAAGGACTAGATCAAATACCAATGGAGTCCCTGCTAAGAGGTGCTACAGGTAGCGAAGTAAACCTTACGCATAAGCAGATCGCATTCGCTAAAGAATTAGCGTTGGGTAAGAGTACCCAAGCTGACGCATACAGAAAGGTATACAAGAGCAAGGGAAGACCCAAGACGGTAGGAAGCAATGCAAGCAAGCTGTCTACCGACCAAAGAATCGCAACAGCGGTCGATGCTTTTAAGGCGGCTGAAGCTTATCGTGAATACCAAACCCCTGGACAACTAAGGTCGTTGGTCGTATCTCAGCTTACCCGTCATGTATTGGATGAAAACTTCCCACCCGCCCAGCGTGTCGCTTGCTTGAAGCTCCTCGGCTCAGTAGCAGAGATCGGCTTGTTTGTAGACCGCAAGGAAACCTTAGTCATCCATAAGTCAGACGACATCCGACAGCGCCTAATGGATCAACTCAAAACGGTAATGAATACCCAAGCGGAAGATATCAATGTTAATGACGATGCCGACTCACTACTTGCCGAGTTGAGCGAGCCACCCGTCATCGAATCAAATCAGCCGGACGATGACCCCACCGTACCCGCACCCCCCGACTTAGGCGTTGAGTACCCTATGGACTATATACATAGTATTCCACACAAACCACTAGCTGATTTATCCATTCCACACGAATCAACATCACAAAAATCAGATCCAGAATCCATTCCACACACCCCACTAGATAATTCCAGTGAAGACACCCCACCCCATACTTTTAAGGAATAATTAGCTCCTCACTGTAACATTGTTACAGTGAGAGGCCCCTTTATGATTTGGAATGAAAAGGTGGGGGGGGGTATATTTTTTATGAAGAGAGGGAAGATTATGACTGAGAGACAGAAAGAGATATATATGGTTATAGAGGAGTGGTGGAAGAGGTTTGGGTTTGGTCCTTCTATAGATGACATTATGTTACTTACTGGGGATAAGAGTAGGTCTAATGTACATAGGATGGTTAAGAGGTTATGTGAGAGTGGGGCTTGTAAGAGGGTTCCTAATCGTGGAAGGAGTGTTCGGCCTTCATGGATTAAGTTTAAGAATATATGAATTTAGAAGATATTACTCGTGCCATAGAGGTATTGCCGGCTTCTGAGCAAGAGGGGTTATTGGCTACTTTGGCGGAGTATGAGGCGTCTGTAAAGAGAGAGCGGGCACAGACTGAATTTATGGCGTACACAAAAGAGATGTGGCCCGGGTTTGTTAATGGCAGACACCATAAAGTCATGGCAAAGAAATTCCAAGATATCGCCGAAGGAAGGCTAAAGAGACTAATCATCAATATGCCCCCTCGTCATACAAAATCGGAGTTTGCAAGTTATCTCCTGCCAGCATGGTTTCTGGGTAAGTATCCGGATAAGAAAATCATTCAGTGTTCGAACACGGCTGAATTGGCGACTGGGTTTGGTCGTAAGGTAAGAAACTTAGTTGGGTCTGAGCAATACGCAAAAGTGTTTCCTAATGTGAATTTGCGGCAAGACTCTAAAGCAGCGGGTAGATGGTCAACTAACCATAACGGCGAGTATTTTGCTATCGGTGTGGGAGGTACGGTAACAGGTAAAGGTGCTGATCTACTGATTATTGATGATCCACACTCTGAGCAAGAAGCAAGACTTGCGGCGTCTTCTCCAGAAATCTTTGACTCTGTGTATGAATGGTACACCTCTGGACCACGGCAACGTCTTCAGCCGGGCGGGTCTATCGTGATCGTTATGACTCGGTGGTCTAAGAAAGACTTAACTGGCAGGATCTTACAGAGTTCGATGGAAAGGGATGGGGAGAATTGGGAGCTTATTGAATTTCCCGCGATTCTCCCTTCTGGCAACCCCCTTTGGCCTGAGTTCTGGAGCTACGAGGAATTAGACGCTCTCAGAGATGAACTGCCTCCGGCAAAGTGGAATGCTCAGTACCAACAAAGCCCTACCTCAGAAGAGGGTGCGCTAATTAAGAGAGATTGGTGGAAGCTGTGGGAGAAAGAAGAGCCTCCTCCATGTGAATATATCTTACAGAGCTGGGACACGGCTTTCTCAAAAAGCGAGAGGGCTGACTATTCGGCATGTACGACTTGGGGTGTTTTCTACCCAAATGAGAACCCAGAAGATCCCAATCTTATTTTGTTAGACGCCTTTAAAAAGAGGATGGAGTTTCCGGAGTTAAAGGAAATTGCCATGAAATACTACAAAGAATGGGAGCCAGACTCATTTATTGTGGAAGCCAAAGCCTCTGGTGCGCCACTAATTTATGAGTTACGGGCGATGGGTATACCGGTGCAGGAGTTTACGCCGACTAGGGGTAATGATAAGATTGTGCGCGTTAACGCCATATCTGACTTATTTGCATCTGGCAAGGTTTGGGCGCCCCCAAAGAGATGGGCAGAAGAGGTGATAGAAGAATTAGCAGCATTTCCAAATTCGGACCACGATGACTTTGTAGATAGTACAAGTCAAGCTTTACTTCGTTTCCGCAAAGGCGGATTCATTCGCTTACAAACGGATGAAATAGATGAACCAAGATCATTTAGGCGCAAAGGCGCTTACTACTAAGGATTTGGTATGGATGAAGAACTTTTGTCTGCATTAACATACAACCCACGCCTTGCGGCGCAGGGTGAAAGAAGGCGTGAGCGCAATGAACCGGTAGGAGATCCGTCTGACATTGCAGAGCTTGTTGCAGGATTTCATCCAGTATTGGGACCGGCTATATCGGCAAAAGACTTTAAAGAATCTTACGAAAAAGACGATAAGTTAGGGATGGGCTTGGCGACATTAGGCATGCTACCTGTTGTTGGTGGAGTTGTTAAACCAATTGCCAAGGCGATTGAAAAGATACCAACATACGATATTTTCAAAGACCTCTCAAATGCAACAACTTTTTTTAAAACT